GTATAGACCATTATCGTCACGCCGTCTCTATACCGTCTGCTTAGCCAGTCTGCGTAACTAAATTAATACTAAGAATTGCATTCTAAAACAAAAAAGGCGGTCTTGCAACCGCCTTCTTCGTATCTGGGAGGATCCAGTAAAAGTTTTTATTAACTACCTTGGGATGCGTAAACAGCTCTAGGATCAGAGTAACCAAAGCTATATCTCTCTCTAGCTTTGTATCTCATGTTTCCTGTATCAAAATCGCCTTCCATGCCTGTAGCAAGGGCAGCTCTTGTGAAGTGTTTAAATCCATTAGGACAATCAGTTTTAACAAACCATGCATCGGTATCAGTTAAATAATGGTTAACAGTGTAACCACCAGGTAACATACCCATGTTTTTCATAGCGTTAATATCATTGTCAGCCGTACCAACTCTAAGGGTAGAATTTAATATTCTATCAACTACAAACTGCAAGTTAACTGGAATAATTAATTTATTCCCTTTCATTGCAATTTTTAGTCCTCTTTCGTCAATAAAGTTAGCAATGTCAATCATGCCTTGCTCTAATGAGGTTTCATTAATATCTGCATCAGTTGCAGATCTGTTAGAGAAAGTTCCACCTAATGCAGTTGGGTGAGCAGTATTAGCTAAAGTCACTCCATCTCCACCAGTTGTTGCAAATGCTGTGTTTAATACATCAGCACCTCTAACTTGTTTTGTGTAAGCCATTGAACGTGCCAATGCCTTCGTATATCTAGCAGACAAAGTATCATATAAATTATCTTCTACAGCTTCTTCTGTTAAAGCAAATGCTAGTGCAATTGTTTCGTGAGTGTAACGTGCAGTAAAAGATTCAGAAGCGGTATCAAAACCTACTGCTGCTCCTTCTGCTTTCACGTTAGCTTGTCCGAAACCAACTAACATAACTTCTTCTTCAAAAGCTCTATCTGATGATTCATTATCAAAAATTTGTGCTGCTTCGTTTTCGTAGCGTGCGTATTCTAAACCGAACAGGGCATTCAACCCAGGTTCTAGTTCTTTCGCAAGCTGTGCTCTATTAATAGCCATATCTTACTCCTATATTCCTGATGTTGAGTCCATATAATGAACGTTAAGTTTTACGACCGCTAATCGGCCTGCTACAGTTTTGTCGACTGCACCAGCTCCTGTTGAAGCTTGATCATCGAATCCAACAATTTTACAATTTAATGTTGCTGCTGGAGCGGCAATAGTTGCTGTGCCTAATTCACCAAGTGAATAGCCACTACTATTAGTGCCAGTGATTGCTGTTGCCAAGTTTGCATTAGCAAACAAAGCCGCATCAGGTAAAGCCCCATCAGCATTAATAACGTACAATGCATGTGGATTATCTGCTACAAAAGCTGTTGCTTCTGTTGACGACTTAATCGCTGCGTAGCCGGGCCAGTATGCTGACCATGTTGGTGTTCCATCAGTTGCGATATATCGACAACCCATAAACACGCCTAACAAAGGTACGGTACCGCCATTAGCGTTACCTACGATATCTATTAAACCACTTGCTAGAGGAATTACTGGAGATCCAGTCCAAATTAAGGACGTGGAACCAGCACTTGATCCATCAAAGTTTAAGGGATACGCATTTACACCTTGGTTATTATAATTTGAGCCTGATCTTTCGTAAGGACGAAGACCAAAAGCTGCATCTATATTAGCCATAGTATGTCTCCTTTAGACAATGTTGGTAGAGACATAGACCTTAACCATTAAGATTTTTTGCGTCCACCAAATTCTACCCTACTTTGTCTATCTTTAGAGATAGGCATTGAGGGATGCTCTTCTTTCATGAGATCATTTTCAATAGATGCTTTTTGATCGTTAGTTTTATTTCGGAAATATTCATCCCGATCTTCTTTAACTTCAATTGGACATCTCATTAATAATAATCCTCCAACTCCGATAACACCTTTATATTTTCCATCTTGCATAAATGGTAAATCTATTCTGCCTGGATATTCACTTATATTAACAAATTCATATCCTGAGCGTAAACGACCCAAAATGTTTTTTTCATCTTGTTCGCCACGAAATTCGGCACGAACCCAACGATGGTGAAAACCTTCGGGTGGTTCGGGTGCTTCTAAACTTGAAGGAGGAACCCATCCTCTCTTCCGAGCTTTTTTTTCACGGGTTTCAATTTTGCGTGGGGATTTATTTATTTTTATATTCATAGTTTGCTACTCCTTCACGTATTTAGCATATTCTTCTAATGGCACATTAAGTCTTTTAGCTATTGCAACTTGTGAAGGTGTGAGCTTCACGACTCGGCGTCCAGATTTAGTTTTTCGTACGGCCGACGCTACAGTCTGAACGGGCTGTTTCGTTTCGGTTTTTTTCTCCTCAGTCACTTTACCATTAGTAAACTTGTGAGGAAACTCTTTTCTCATGCGAGAATTAATTTCATTATAGTACTCATCGCTCCTTGGGTCAAACCCTTCTTTCTGTACCATGCGATTATGTAGGGCCATTGCTGCACCTGTCATTACATCATCAGAGCCAAACCATTCATTTTCTGAAGCCCAATCTTCAGCTCTTGTATCAATTGGAGCTTCGTATTGTTGTTGTTGTTGTTGTTCTTGAGTAGGAGGAGCATAATTTTTTTCATCATTTTGTTGAGCAGTTCTCATTTGAGATAATCTAGCACCATCTGCTTTAGCTTGAGCCAATAACTCTTGAGCTTCTACTTGACCCTCGGTGTCATTATCTTCAATTGCTTTTTTAAGTTTAGATTTAGCTGCTTCTGCCGCATTAGTTACTCTTCCTTCATACTCACTTACATAGCCCTTACCTACATGAGTATATTTCTTTTTTAATTCGTTATTTTCTTCTTGAACACCTTTGTAAGCCCTTTCCATTTCTCTCATGCGACCAACAAGATTATTAATTCTTTTTTTAACTGTTTTACTATAATCCCCTAAATCATCTGTTTTATAAGGATCTTGCTCTTCTTTAGGAGATTCAATAACCTCTTCTTCAGTTTCTACAACTTCTTCTTCTCCTTCGATAATTTCCCTTACATTACTTTCACTTACAGGAATCTCATCTTTTTTTTCTTCTTTTAAAGTTACTTCAACACTATTACCACTTGTGTCTATTGGAACCATTTTTTCTTCAACCATAATATTCTCCTAAAATAAACTTGCTGGCAGGATATCTTTGGGATGATCAATGACTGCCAGTATTTCATCATCATTCACTATTCTAAGCTCACCACCTTCTATGCGAATTCTTGATCCTGCATATTTAGTAATAAGTACCCAATCCGTAGTCTTGCACCATGCACCATTAGGAAATTTTTCTTTGTCTTTGTAAGCATCAGGACCTATCTTTAGCACACGACAAACATTTGTAGCTACTTGTGCTTCAGCCACAGTTTCATCTGTAAGATGTAGTCCTGCTTTAGTTTTTTTCTCTAATAGTAAGGGAAATAAAACAATTCTATATCCTGTAGGTTCAGGTACTTTTCCTATTTCTTTTTTAGTTTTGTAGGGTTTTTCATTAATATCAATGATATTATTTTCTGGTATTATTATCTTCGGTTTCGTCGTCATATCGCTCCTGTTTTTTTAGCAGGTCCGTGAGTTCCTGTACTATTTCTTTATATGCATGTAATTTTCCTAAAAGATATTTATATTCTTCTAAAGTTTTTACATCTGATGTTATAGCTTGATTTACTTGATCTTGTCTAGTTTTTAATATTTTTTTAAGATAATCTACAATTCTTATTATATCCATTAACCACAATCTTTCATAATAGAAGCCAAAGCTTCGCATCTTTTTTTTGTTTGTTTTCTCCAACGAGAATCTAGCATTTGTAAATGAGCCTCGTGATAATTTTTTTCTTCAAGAGCTAAAAGCATTTTAGCAAATTTCATAACTCCTGTAGCACCAAGTTGATATATCATTTCCACAACACATTCCCAAGCATTAGGATGAAGATCTTTAATGTGACCTACTAAAGTATTAGCTCCTTCTTTTGCTTCTTGTAAATCTTTTAAAAATAATTCATAAAGTTCTTCTTCAGGATATTCTACTCCTTCTTTAAAAACATCTGTTGGTTTTACTAAATGGCCATAACCTATTGTAGCAAATCCAAGGGTATCCTTATAAATTTTTGGAACAAATCCTTCATGCTCCATGATTCTTTCTTCTAAGCTCATATATACATTTTAGTTGTAGGTCTTTTATTTGGTAGCATTCTTCCAAACCCTCTTGGATTGACGGTTATATATCCTCCATTAAATTTTTTTACAATAGTTTTTAC